TCTTCTACAACAGGAACAACTTCTTCTACAACTTCTTCTACAACTTCTTCTACAACAGGAACAACTTCTTCTACAACTTCTTCTACAACTTCTTCTACAACAGGAACAACTTCTTCTACAACAGGAACAACTTCTTCTACAACTTCTTCTACAACAGGAACAACTTCTTCTACAACAGGAACAACTTCTTCTACAACAGGAACAACTTCTTCTACAACAGGAACAACTTCTTCTACAACAGGAACAACTTCTTCTACAACAGGAACAACTTCTTCTACAACAGGAACAACTTCTTCTACAACAGGAACAACTTCTTCTACAATAGATTGACTTTGTATTTTACCATATTTATCAATACCAAGTCTTTCTTGTTGTTCTTGTGTATAAATCAAATGTGTAGATGAACCTAAAACTTCTTGTCCAGTTGGTTTTTCAACATTTGAATCATATGTCCACGCTGGACCAATAGCAGTAATTTTAGCATTAACAGACACATTTGGTTTAATAGTTAAAGATGATCCTTGATGTAATAAAACATTTGTAGGAATATCTTCTTCAATGTCTTCTTCAAAATCTTGTGAATAAACTTCATCCGAAATATTATCTGAGATTGGCTCTTGAGTAGCATTTTCAGTATTTGAGTATAAAATATCAACTAATGGTGTTCTAGATTCTTCATATATTTCTTCTTTTGGTGAATTCTGGGGCATAGTTATCAATTCAGATAATAACTTTTTCATTTGACTTCCTTCTAATTCATTAGAAAAATTTTCTTCAATTTCAGGTGCTCCTTCCCAATCATCACAAGAAATCTGCTGACTATGTTCTTCATTTTGGGGAAAAAATATATCTGCATCCAAATTAAATTCTGGAATATCATTAATTTCGTCAAAAAGATTTTCCGGTAGAGATATATTAGAGGCATCATTTTGTATTTCGTTATCAAAAATATTATCAAAACTATCATCAGAATCTTCTGGTAGAGGTATATTAGATGCGTTATTATAACTAATATCTTCATCTGAGAAATCATTATGAAGATTTTGTAACAAATCTTGTATTGTATGTTTTTTTTCAACATTATTTTGATTGATAACACCTTGACAGAATTGTTCTTCTTGTTTATTATTTATTTCATCATATTCGTCCATTAATTTATCGAAATATTCAAGGTTATTATTTAAAGATAAATTTTTCATTTGTTGTGTTAAGTCTTTAACTTCATTATCACTTTTGTAATATACATCAATATCATTATTACAATTAGATATGTTATCAATTGATTTCAATATTTCTGTAATAATAAATCGACCACTTTGTGTTTTTTTAATCTGTATTTCATTATCACTTTCTGATAATAAATCAATTGAACAATTATTATCTATATGTGGCAAATTACAATCAATATCAGTAGTAATATTATTTGCTATTTTTTCAGAAATATTTATAATTTTTTCTTCTTCATTTTTTGAAATTTGATCTAGATTTAATAAATTTTCATTAATGTTATTACTTTCTTCAATTTCTTGAATAACAAAATCATCATTTTCGTCAATAATTGTATTATCATATATAATTGATTCTGTCATATCTTCTTGTTCATTTTCGCTATATGTATATGATCGTTGTGCTTCAATATCAAAAAAATTTTCTGGTTCTTGAAGTGATTCATTTGTTGGTAATCGTTTATAATTATTTTTATAATTATTTTTATAATTATCATCTTCCCAATATAATGGATTAGTATCATAAAAGATATCAGAATCATCATTACTGTTATCTGTTAAATATCTAGGTAATAATGGTTGTTCTTCTTCAATTGAATTGATTACTAATTTATTTTCAAAATTTTCAATATCTTTTATAACTTGTTTTTCTGAATTCAAGTCATTTTCTGGTTCTTGTTCTGGTTCAACAGATATAGATTCATAATTACTATTTATTTCTGGCAAAATGGTAGATAAAAGTTTGGGCATTAAGGGTGTTGTTTCAATTATATTTGTTTCTTGATTTTCCAATTGTTTTTCTTGAAAATTCAATTTATATAATTTATTTAATCCCAAATGTTGTGAAATTTTATTATCAATATAATTAAAAATTTCAGGTTTTAATTCTTCTTTGATAATATCAATAATTTGATTTTTTTCAGAAATATTTAAATGTTTCCATTTAAGTATTTTTTTTTTTCGTTTGTTCTTTAGCATGTTATTATTCTTTATTAATTTTTTTTTCTTAATCAGTTTTTTTTCGTTTATATATTTAGTCATAATGAAATAATCGTTATAATATATATAGTAATTAAATATTTTTTATATATTTAAAAAGTTTCAGTCCCAATTTTAATTATAAATTTTATTATAAAATTTATAATTAAATAGAGACAATTTATAATATTATAAATTGTCTATTTTTGATAAAAATTTAATTTAAATGTCTTTCAAAATCTTGTGGTAATTCATTAATTGAAGTAGAATAAAAAGATTCAATTTGTTCCAAGGTATCAGATTCTCCAGGTGATACAAAATTAATAGCAACACCTTTTCTTCCATATCTTCCAGATCTTCCAATACGATGAATGTAATTTTCTTTAATATGTGGAACATCATAATTCACAACAAGTGATACACCCTGGACATCAATTCCTCTAGCTAATAGATCTGTAGTAATCAAAACTCTTGAAGAACCGGATCTAAAATCTTGCATTACTTGATTTCTTTCTTCTTGAGTCATTCCTCCATGCATATGAGCAACTTCAAAATCATTTTCAATCATTCCTTTAGCTAAATCCGATACTTTTTGCTTCTTATTACAATAAACAATTGATTGTGAAATATTCAATTTTTCATAAAGATCACATAAAGTACTAAATTTCCAATCTTCTTCCTGAACAATGACATAAAATTGTTTAATTCCATCAAGAGTTAGTTCTTCATTTTTGACTAAAATTCTTGTTGGATTTCTTAAAAATTTTTGAGAAATTTCTAAAATTTCATTCGGCATAGTAGCAGAAAAAAGACCAACTTGTACATTTTCGGGAATAGTTTGAAAAATATTATAAATTTGTTCTTTAAATCCCCTAGATAACATTTCATCAGCTTCATCTAATACTAGGATATTTAAAGCACTTGTATTAATAGCTCCTCTATTAATCATATCATATATTCTTCCAGGTGTTCCTACAATAATAGGACAATTTCCTTTTCTAATATGATTCATATCATCAAAAACTGATTGACCTCCTATACATAAATATGGTTTTACATTCATGTACATTCCTAAAGCTGTAATAACTTTATGAATTTGTCCAGCAAGTTCTCGTGTTGGAGCTAAAATAAGAGCTTGACAATGTCCCTTAGATTCATCAATTTTTTGTAAAGTACCAATACTAAAAGTAGCTGTTTTGCCTGTTCCTGATTGTGCCTGTGCGATAATATCTCCACCCTTATATAAAGGAATGATTCCTCTTTGCTGAATAGCTGAAGGTTTTTCAAAACCATATGCATATATAGCACGTAATAGGTTATTTTTTAAATCCATATCATCAAATGATGTATAAACTTTGACTGTATTGTAATCATTTTTCATTTCATTATTATTATTAGACATATTGTATTTTTATTATATTTATTTGATAGTTAAATGTTAATTATTAAGTAAAACTTAAATCAATTTTTATTTTATTTTAATTTTATTTTTCATTATGAAATTTATTCTTAATATCATATAATATAATATCGTTATCGTCAATTTCTCCTATACACGAAGCATTATTTTGTTCATCAAGTGTATATATACGATTATATATATCAGAATAGATAGTAGAATTATTATGTAATATTTCTTGAACTTCTGAATTTTTATAATTATCAAATTTGATTTGATTTTGTTTTTCTTTATTTCGTTCAAGAAAAGTTTTCTTTTTAAGAAAAAGTTTAAAATGTTTTTTACATAAATTATATTCATTATCATAAATATCTTTTAAACATTTTTTATTATTTTTTTCATTTATCCATGTACATATATTATCATTATTAACATCATGTTCAGTCATATTATTATTATCGGCAATAAATTCATACTTTTCTTTTTCTATATCTGGTAAATTACACCACTTATTTCCAATTAATTTTGCTTTTTCAGTAAATTTAATTTTATCAAATTTTTCTTTTTCATCATATTCTTTATGCATTTCTTTTACAAACATCATATAAGCAGTTTTTTTTTTTTTATTTTTTGAATATTTAGATAAATATAAATCAAAAAATTCTTCCTTATCTATATCTGGGAAATTTTGTTCAGAGAATTCTTTAATATATAATTTAATGGCTATAATAATTTCTTTCTTGAATAATTTCATATTACAAATAATTATGAATTAGGTATAATTATTAATATAAACTTTCAATTTTAATTTAAAAAAAATATATAATCGTGTAAAAATCTATTTATTTATATATTAGATTATATTAAAATATAAATAAATCAATATGACAATGCGATTAGATATTTCACAAAAAAAATTATACGAGAAATTAGTAATATTAGAAAAATATTGTATAAAATTAGAAAAGCGTGTATCTCTTCTTGAAGGTAACGCAGGAGAAAAAAAATCTTCTTCAAAATCTTCTTCAAAAACTGAAAATATCAGTGTAACACAAACAACTAATCAACAAAAAAAACAAACAAAAAAGGTTAAAAAACTTTTTGATAAATATAAAATGAATCCAGTAAATATCTAATAATTAACAAAATCCAAAACAACTTTCAATCAAATCTACTATACCACATACAGAACTAAAAAATATCATTTGAAGAATTACAACAATTGGATAATAAACTACAAAAGTAGTCCATAAAGATGTAAAAAATGGATTTTTTACTTTTTTGTCAAATAATTTCATAAAAATCCATCTAAAAAGAATAATTCCGATTAATAAAAATAATGAAGGGAACATTCCAAAAAGTGGTAAAATTGGAAGCCATGGAACTGGTAATAATGGTAATATAAATGGTGCAATAAATCTAGAATTTTCCATACTACATAAAAAACTAATAATGTTATATAATGTTGTAAAAATAGCCATTATAAATGATTTATATAGTATATGTAAATATTTTATATTTTGACAATATTTGATGAACTTTCTTTACTAATTAAATTATGTTTTGTTTGTATTGTATGACTAGTAATATTTTCATCAATATTATCATCAATATTTTCATCAATATTATCATTAATATTTTCATCCATATTTTCATCAATATTATCATCACAAAAAGTAATTAATCTAAATATATCAGGTAATA